AGAGTATGGGCGGTGTGGAAACTCTCTTTAAGGGAGATGCATCTACCGTAATGGCTAATGCTAGTGCGGCTTATAAAACCGCTGGACTTTCCGCAAATGCCTACATGGAGCAGGTAACTAGCTTTTCCGCATCTTTGCTTAATAGTTTAGGTGGAGATACAGCTAAATCCGCACAGATCGCAGATATGGCTATGATCGATATGGCGGATAATGCTAATAAGTTTGGTACCGATATGGGAAGTATCCAAAATGCTTATCAAGGTTTTGCTAAGCAGAACTATACCATGTTGGATAACCTTAAGCTGGGCTATGGTGGTACACAGGAGGAGATGGCAAGGCTCTTAACTGATGCTACTAAGCTCACAGGTGTAAAGTATGATATGGATAATCTGGCTGATGTTTACAGTGCCATTCATGCAATACAGGATAACTTAGGGGTAACAGGTACCACAGCTAAAGAGGCAAGTGTTACTTTTGCTGGATCCTTTGCTACAATGAAAGCCTCCGCTCAAAACTTGTTAGGAAATCTGGCAATAGGCGGAGATGTAAAGGGCTCTATGGAGCAGTTGGTAGATAGTACCGTTACATTTCTTTTTGATAATGCTATTCCGATGATTGGTAGGATTTTTGAGGGCTTACCAGATGCTATAGGGGTGGCGATTGAAAAGGGAGCTCCTAAGGTAAAAGAGCTGGGGGTAAAACTCATTACCTCACTAAAAGATGGGTTAAAAAGTGCGTTACCGTCTGATTTGGGGGCTATGGTAGATCCAGCTTTTGAGGGGATTGGTAGCACGATACAGAGCACTATTAGCACTGTAAAGAGTGTTATGCAAAGTGTAGCTCCTGTGGCTATGAAAGCCTTTGGAGCGATTGGAGAGTGTGTTTCCTCCGCTGTAGAAGTGGTAAAGGCAGTTATGCCTACAATCATTACTACTATTCAAACAGTGGTTACTAACATGGCTCCAGTTATTGAAACTTTTAAGAATATTTTTGTAGCCGCTATGCCGATCATACAGCAGATCATACAGGGGGTATGTACCTTTATTTCTGGGATTATGCCTACTGTTTCCTCTGTATTTCAAGTGGTAGGCTCTATTATACAGCAGGTACTCAATGTGATAGGAAATCACATGGGGCTTTTCCAGAGTATTGTAAGTACGGTGGTAACGGTAGTAACTACTGTTTGGAATACTTTAGCTCCTGTAATTAGTGCTGTAGCAAGTGCTGTACTTACTGTTTTAGATGGGATGCTTACAGGCATTGAGGCGGTATTTAACTTTTTGGCTCCGTTTATACAAACAATTTGGGATAGTATTTGTGGATTTTTCGATGCCGCAAGTAGCACAATTTCTACAGTGGTGGAAACTCTACAAAACATTTTCCAAACTTTGTATGATGTTGTTTCCAGCGTTTTCTCTGGAATTTCAGATGCAGTATCTACAGCAATAGGTACGGTTACTGGGTTAATCAGTGGAGCCATTGATGCGATTAGTGGGTTTATCGGATCCATTGGAGATGCTATTTCCGCCGCTGGAGATTTTATAAGCTCTGGCGTGGGAAAAGTTAAGAGCTTTTTTGGTTTTGCCTATGGTAAAGATCGTGTACCTTACGATAATTACCCAGCGATACTCCATCAAGGCGAAAAAGTTTTAACACGCAATCAAGCGGATCAGTATGATAGGGCTATGAGTACCAGAGGAGTACAGCTTACAAAGAGTGTACAGCCTTTGGAGCGTGATGATGGCACTAAAACGCCAACAGGAGAGATAAAGGTTACACAGGATACACCTAAGGAAAGTAAAGGCGGTACAACGGTAAATATTGAAAAGCTGGCGGATACTGTAGTGATAGAAAAAGAGGCAGATGTGGATAAGGTAGTAGAGGATATGGTAAAGAAATTCCGTAAACTTGTGCCTAATATGCCATAACTGGGAGAGGAGGATAAATTACTATGGAATTTTGGATACAACAGGATAACAGCGGTAAAATCCAGCTCCCAGTAAAGCCCTCTGAATTTACTGTTACGGTAACTCACAGAAATACAGTGGTAAATGTGATCCAGTTGGGAGATATAAATTTAATGGGAAAAACAGGGCTAAGGGAAATCACTTTAGCCTCTTTTTTTCCAGCAAAAGATTACAATTTCAGTAATAATTCCAGTAGAAAAGAGCCCTTAACTTATGTAGAGAAACTGGATAGGTGGAGGAAATCTGGGAGCCCTGTTAGGGTAATTGTTACTGGAGTGCTCAATATGGAGGCTACCATAGAGAGCTTTTCTTATGGAGAGCGTGATGCTACAGGAGATATTTATTACACGCTATACTTAAAGGAATACAAAAGGATTAAAACAAAGAAAGCTACTGTTACCATAGCTACAGTAAAGCCTAAAGTTTCAGTAAGACCTACTAAGCCTCCAGAGGTAAACGCTGGAAAGACTTATACAGTCAAAAGTGGGGATTGCCTTTGGAAAATTGCTAAGCAGTTTTATGGTAATGGAGCCCAGTACACAAAGATTTACAATGCAAATAAGGATAAGATTAAAAATCCTAATTTGATATATCCCGGACAGGTATTAACGATCCCTTAAAAGGAGGTGTTAGGAGTGATTGTAGTACATAAGGGGCAGGATATTACAGAGTATGTATCTTCTATGAGCTGGGGAGGCTCCAGATCGGAGGTTGCTAGAAAGCTGGAGCTGAAAGTGGTAAATGCTCCTTTGGATAAAAACATTAAACCTCTTAGCATTAACTTAGCGGATCCTGTGTATCTGTTTGAGGATGATAAAGTAACGGAGCTTTTTAGAGGGTTTATCACAGAGAGGGAGGCTAGTAGTGTAACAGGGGTTGTAACCTATGTTGCCTATGACCTCCTTTTCTATACTCTCAAAAGTAACGCCACTTATAATTTTAGCGGCAAAACAGCGGAAATTATTACTCAAATGGTTTGTGATGATATGGAAATCCCTGTAGGCAATCTTGCCAGTACAGGGCTCTCACAGAAACTCATAGTACAGAATGTAAGTATTTATGAGATTATTATGAGAGCTTATACACAAGCCTATCAACAGAATGGCGTGAGTTATCGTGTAACCGCAAAAAAGGGATGCCTCAATGTAGAGGAAATGGGTAATATTGTTTGTGAGATAGAGCTCACAGAAGATAGTAACATTACCTCCTCAAATTATAAGGAAACACTTACCAACATGGTAAATAAAGTGAGGATTTATGATGGGGAGGGCAATCCAGCAGGAGTAGTACAAAATGATAAGGATATAAAGGCTTATGGTATTTTCCAGCAGGTTTACACAAAGGAGGAGGGAAAGGATCCTACTACTACAGCTAAGAGTATGTTTAAGGGAGTGGAAAAAACCTTTACTCTGGACTGTGTAAATCATAATGGAGCGGTTACTGGAGCTGGAGCGGTGGTAAGAGATAGCTCCACAGGGCTAAGCGGTATTGTGTGGATTGATAGCGATACTCACACTTGGAATAACGGAGTAGCCACTATGAGCCTTACAGTAACTCTTAAGCAAATGATGGATACAAAGGAGGGGTAACATGGCAGAAAATAGCATGAAAGGCGATCATTATCTGGCTGAAATGCTGGAGCTTATGAGATCGCAGGGTGCAAAAGATAATCCTGTTACCCTCCAGCTTGGGGTAATGCAGAGCCCTAATAGTGTAAAAATAGATGATCTGGTACTAAATGCGGAGGATTTGTATATAGCAGATTACTTAGTAGCAGGATATACCAGACAGATTAAGGTACCTTATGTATCTGGAGTAAGTGTGGATACTACACAGAGTAATCCCTTTGCCAGTAAGGATAATCCAGATCCAGATACATTATATTGGACTGAAAAACAGATAACCTATATTGATGGGCTCAAAAAGGGAGTTCTGGTAGCAGTACAAAAACTGGATGGAAATAATATGTATGTGATTTTAGCAAGGGTGGTGAGTGCGTAATGAGTTTATTTCCTTTTGCCACTGATGAGGAGGTGGCTCTTGCTACTCCAGAGGTTACAGCATCCGCCATTCGTGAGTATGAGTTGGATTTTGAAACTGGCAAGCTCACAGGGCGGATAGTAACAGGAGTAGATGCTATCTGTGTATGGGCTTATCTGGCTCTAAAGGCTAAGCGGTACAGGTGGGTTATCTATAGCTGGTACTATGGAGAGGAATATACTAATCTCATAGGAAACTCTTACAGTGAGGAATATCTCCACAGTGAGGTACAGCGGTATATGGAGGAGTGCTTGTTTGAAAATGAGCACATAACCGCTATAGAGGAGCTATCTGTAAAACAGATAAATGAAAAACTGTATATTAAGTTTCGGCTTGTAACCGATGTAGGAAGTAAGGAGGTGGAGCTGGATGTATGAGGATCAGACTTACGAAAAAATATTAGATCGCTCTTTAGCAAGAGTGGCTACAGATGTGGATAAAAGAGAGGGCTCTCTGGTAATGAACGCCATAGCTCCAGT